GGAAGAGCAGGACCTTTACACGGTCAAGGCCAGAGGTTCAAATCCTTTACCGCCTACCATTTTAATCGGAATGTAGCTCAGTTTGGCTAGAGCGCTTGCTTTGGGAGCAAGATGTCGTAGGTTCAAATCCTATCATTCCGACCATTTTATTGGGCATATGATGTAATTGGCAGCCATGCGAGTCTTAGAAGCTCGTGGAGAAATCCGTGGGGGTTCAAGTCCCTCTATGCCCACCAATTTTTTATGGATGATAGGCAGATATAAGCTGGCTGCACTAGTCTTGAAAACTAGGTCCGTCTAAAAAACGGAGGTCCGGGCAGTACGGACATCATCCGCCATTTTAATACAACTCCACTTGACAATGGAACCGAAGACTGATAATATCGTCTCTTGAAGAAATCGGAGTTTGTCAAAAGATTTATGGAAAGGTGGCAGAGTGGTCTAATGCAGAGCTTTGCTAAAGCTCCGGGGCCTTAAAACCCCCGAAGGTTCAAATCCTTCTCTTTCCGCCATTTGCGGGTATAGCTTAGTGGTAAAGCGCCAGTCTTCCAAACTGGCAAGGTGAGTTCGATTCTCACTACCCGCTCCAATTTAAATTTAATTGCCTGATGGTGTAATGGTAGCACCGAACTCTTTGAAAGTTCTTGTATTGGTTCAAATCCAGTTCAGGCAACCAATTTAATCGGAATGTAATGTCAATAGTAGACGGCCTGGTTTGGAGCTAGGAGGTTGCAGGTGCGAGTCCTGTCATTCCGACCATTTTGATTTTTAGTTTGACAAACACTATATATTGGTGTAAGATTTTTAAATGGGCTGTTAGTGATAGTGGTAGCACGGGAGCTTTGCAAGCTTTAGGGAAGAGTTCGATTCTCTTACGGTCCACCATTTTAAAGCGGGTATGATGTAGTGGTAGCCTTCGACCTTGCCAAGGTTGATGTGAGGGTTCGATTCCCTCTACCCGCTCCACTTTTAGAAAAGTTCTTATATATTTATAAGAATGGAAACAAATAAGAAACTAAACGACTTAAAAAATAAATTGAGTCAATTACAAGATGAGTTAGAAACAAAAGATAATAATCCAATTGAATCTAATAGAATTCGTCGTGAAATATCAATTCTTATTAAAGATATTAAAAGAGAAGAATTAAACCAACCTGTTTCAGTTGAAAGAGGCAAAGAATTATTTGCTAATATGAGACGAGAACTTGGTTTGGATGAAACAATATCTTATAGACAATTTTTTGATCTTTAACATTTTATGGGCATATACTGGTCTCGATTTAAGATATTTGACTAGTTAGGCGTGTAGAGGATGATAGTTGGCCTCTTAAAACTTCTATCGAAACATTAACTGCTGAAGATAATGTAATTAGCTATAACTTCACCTCCCGTGATGCAGTAGCATTGGCAGCCTAATCGGCCGCACATTCAATATAATGATGTCTGATAATTATGTTGGGTGTAAAATATCAGGCTATATCAACAATTTGATTTGCATTGTTGATTGAGTATTTTGTAAATCTTTAGAACAATTAGTTTTGACATTTAATATAATTGTTCTTAACAACTAAAAAATGTATACACACGTAGGCTGATTATGATAGTGTTTTAAAGACAAGGGTTCGACTCCCTTTATGTCCACCAATTTCGGTGATAAACAAAAACAAATAGTAAAAAATAGTATATGACAAAACAAGAAGCAGAAAAGAAGGTATATGAGTTGACGGAAAAGTTAATCTTTGTAAAGAAAGATTTCAAGGATGTAGCTGCTGGTTATAAAGATAAGATGAAGGAAATTGAAAGTGAAATCAAAGCTATTGTTGAGGAAACTAGTGCGATTCCATTAGCATCGTCAAAAGATATTGATGGTGACGGTGATGATGAATGATTTAATTTATGACTGGTTATCATAAATTTGTACAGTAAAACCAAATAATAACAATTAAACTATATAGTTAATATGTCTAAAAAGACTAATAAAAAAGAAAACGGTACCGAAAATAATGTAACTACAGAACAGAAATTTTATGTTGTTACACGAAGTGGGTTGAGAGTAAGTGAGTTAGTATATGCTAATAAGAATGATGCTAAGACTGAATTTGATCATTGGTCTGGTATTGTAAAAAAATGGCCGGATGGCACTAGAATTGAGTTAGTTGAGTACAACGAAACTCGTCATAAAGTGTCATAATTTAATAAAATAGTAAATTGATGTAACGCTATTAAAATAACTTTAATAGCGTTTTTTGTTTTTTGTAACAATGTTTTTGATATTTATATCTGTATGCCAAAAGCATCCAAACATAAATTATACTCGTTACCTTCTAATTTCAATGAAATGAATAAGTTCATTGAAGTCAATAAAATTCAAATGATGGAGCATATTGTTGCATCAATAGAATATGCAATTGATAAAAAGTTAAGTTTTGTTGAAATATTTAGTTTTAAGAATTCTGACTTTGTTGTTACATTACCAAAGAATCAATTCAAAGAAAATTTGGATAATGTTTACAATTACTATATTGAAAAGGAACAATATGAATTATGTATAAGGGTTAAAACGGTTGAGAACAAATTAAATTCTATCTTAAATAAGATTACTCATGAAAAAAAAGAAAAACCTTCAAAAAAGCAAAAATGATAGTTCAAACAATAATAACAATGTTGAATATCAAAATAATGAACCCAAAAATGATACAAGTCCTATCGTCTATCAAAGAACAAAATTAAAACATGAGTTATCAATATTTGAAAGAGAATTAACAGAAAAACAAAAAGAATTTTTAAATATAGCTTTAAACAAAGATACCAAAATGGTATTTGTTAGTGGTCCTGCAGGTTCTAGTAAAACATATATCACTATATATTCCGCATTAAAATTATTAAGTCAAAAGAAAGTAAGTGATTTACTTTATATTAGAAGTGCTGTAGAAAGTGCTGATAGTAAAATCGGATTTTTGCCAGGTGAAGCGGATGAAAAAATGGCACCTTATATTCAACCTTTGTTGGAAAAATTAGCAGAACTACTACCAAAACGAGACATTGAAATTTTACAAAAAGAAAATCGTTTGGATAGTATTCCACTTGGATTTTTGAGAGGATTGAATTGGAATGCTAAGTGTATTGTTGCTGATGAAGCACAAAACATGACAGTAAAAGAATTGACTACATTGATTACAAGAGTAGGTGAATTCAGTAAAGTCTTTATATTGGGTGATCCTGATCAAAGTGATATTAATGGCAAAAGCGGTTTTATGAAGATAATGAGTGCTTTTGACGATGATGAAAGTAAAGAAAATGGAATTTATACATTTAAATTTACTGAAGAAGACATTGTTAGAAGTACTTTGGTAAAATATATTGTTAAAAAATTAAAAAATGTCAAAACATAATGATATATATATCTATTAAAGATATATGTCCAATAGTAAGATAATTACTGAATTAGCAGCTTATACTGATTCACAAGTTCAATCCAATGACTTGTTGTTTATTACAGATATTGCTGCGCAAGAAACCAAAAAGATTACATCAATAGATCTTGCGGACTATGTAATTAGTGCAAAGTCCGCATCTATTTTTAATGGTAATTATACTGGTAGTTTTACTGGGTCATTTACTGGTAGTTTTAAAGGTGATTTAACAGGCACAAGCAGTTGGGCAACTAATGCTTTAACTGCAGCTTATGCAGCAAGTGGTGGTGGATCAGGAGAATCAAATACGGCAAGTAATATTGGAACATCCGGTCTTGGATTTTTTAAACAAAAGTCAGGTGTAGATTTACAATTCAAAAATATAGTTGGCGGAACAAATTGTTCTTTAAGTGAAAATTTAACAGAAAATACAATTACTGTAAATCTAACAAGTACTACAACTTCGCCTGGAGGAAACCAAGGATCTATTCAATTTAATGCTGCAGGAAGTCAATTTGGTGGAAATTCAAATCTTTATTGGGATACAACTAATAATAATAAACTTACTATAGTAGGAAATGTATCTTCGACAACTTTTAGTTCTAGTGTTACCAATGCGGTTGGATATTTTGGTACTGCAAGTTATGCGAATAGTTCTTTAAGTGCAAGTTATGCACAAAGTTCAAGTTATGCATTGACATCTTCTAATGCACAAACTGCGAGTTATTTTGCAGGAACAGGAGCTGTATTATCTGCCAATTCAGTACAATATTATACTAAACAATCTGGAACAGGAACATCTTGGGTTGATACTGGGTTATCAATTACAATTACACCAAAATCTATTAATTCTAAATTTTTGATAAATACATCAATCATTTTAGCGAATGGAGATGCTGTTGGTAATGCGGTCGCAGGTTTATTTAAAGATTCAACACCGTTACTTGAACAATTTGCAAGTGTAAATTTAACTGTTTTTGATGCATCTCCACAAACTACAACTTATTTAGATACTGCTGGCAGTTTATCTTCTAGAACATATGTTGTTAAAGTAAAAGGAAGTGAAGCTAGTGCAACTTGGTATACAAATCAATCCTCTGGTTATCCTACTTTATATTGGGCGACATCATCAATGACAATTTTAGAATTTAATATTTAAAAATAGACTATGCCAACAACAAGTATAAAAATCAGTCAATTAGATCCTATTGCCAGTTTAACTGGTAGTGATTTTTTTCCAATTGATCAAAGCAGTTCTATAAAAACTTATAGAGCTAGTTTAACACAATTACAAGATTTATTTTCAACAGGAAGTTTTACTGGATCTTTAACTGGCAGAATTACAGGAACAGGTACATCTCCTCAATTTGTAGGAACAAGTAGTTGGGCAATTAGTTCCAGTAGATCTATTAGTTCATCATATTCAGATTTTTCTAATAGTAGTAGTTACGCATTAAGTTCATCAAACGCATTAACTGCGAGTTATGCTTTAAATTCTAGTGCTGGTACTTTGTTTGGTGCGGGAACAACTAATTATATACCTATTTGGACAAACTCCACGACATTAGGATCAACAAACGCATTTTATGCTGAAACTGGGTATTTTACATCTACCCGTGATTTAAAAATACAAAAATCAAATCCTGCTTTATTTGTTACTGGTTCTAATGGAGGATATGTAGCAGTAAGAGCCGAATATAATAGTAGTTTAATGTTACAAAGTGCGCAGTCTTCATCTGGAGATTCTTGGGCATTAATTGTAAATGCAGATGGTGCTAATTCTGCACCAGGAACTCCATATGATATTAGGGGAACAATTGATTTAGTTAGTTATAGTGGATCTTCACAATTTGTATCAAAACAAATTACTGGTGAATCTACGCCTGTATCTTATGTGATGTCGTCAAGATCCAATGGATTATATTTTTGGCCTCAAAAAGGAGCACAATCTTTATCTAGAGATGGTACATTTAATATAGGTACATCTCCATCTACAATTAATACCAGTTCACGATTTACAATTGAAGTATTTAGTGGTAGTAGTGCATCAAATCCACAAACATATCATTTACATAAAGCAATTGAAGTAACATATGGAAGTTCAAGTTTGACCACAACTTTTTGTGTAAGTAGTAGTGGACAAGTATATTCTACTGGATATAATGTAATTAGTAGTTCAAATTTTGCATATACAAGTTCTCTTAAATCTGGCAGTTTTGCCGTAATAGAAGATAATAGTATAATGTTTTTATTTGCTAGAAGTGCAAATGGTACATTGAGATCCGCAAGTTTAGTATAAAATGAGTTATAAAATATTTGTTCAAATAGCGAGTTATAGAGATCCCGAATTAATTCCAACAGTTTTAGACTTAGTTGAAAAAGCTAAGAATCCAGAATTTTTGAGAATTGTTGTTGCTTGGCAACATGATGATAATGAAACATTGGAACCCATCAAACATTTAATTGAATATATTGATATTCCATATGTTGAAAGCAAAGGTGTATGTTGGGCAAGGAATTTAATTCAACAAAAATATAACGGTGAAGAATATACACTTCAATTGGATTCACATCATAGATTTATCCAAAATTGGGATGAACAATTGATTGAAATGTATAATCAATGTAAAGAAATGGGAAGTGATAAACCATTGATCACTGGTTATTTACCACATTATGATCCGGATAAAGAAGAATTTTTACAAGAAGTTTGGAAAATGAATTTGGAAAAATTCATGGATGAAGGACCAATGTTTTTTATTCCTGAACCATTAACCGAAACATATGATAATCCAATACCGTCAAGATTTTACAGCGGACATTTTGCTTTTACAGACGGTGAATTTAGTAAATTGGTACAACACGATCCAAGTTATTATTTTTATGGTGAAGAAACTAATATTGGTGTAAGATCGTATACACATGGATATGATTTATATCATCCAAATAAAATTATTGCCTGGCATTATTATACCAGAGAAAAAAGACCAAAACATTGGGATGATCATATTATAGAAGGAAGTGATTGGAGCAAATTAGATAATGATTCTACAAATAGACATAAGAAATTATTTGGTATGGATGGATTTGATAAATTGATTGATTCAATTTATAATTTTGGAAATGTAAGAACGATTGAAGATTACGAAACATATGCTGGTATACGATTTAAAGATCGTTATATAAGTGAATATACACAAAATAATTTTTTGCCACCCAATCCAATTGAATAAATTTTTTTGTATTTTTCTTAAAAAGTCAATATATATAAGTTAGATGACTAAAACAGTTATCCTTGTATGTCCCAAAAAGAATACATGAAAATGGGTCTATAATAGACCATTTAAGAAAGGAAAAATATATATGTCAGTAGTAAAATATCAAAATAATCCGTTATTTCGTGCAGTTCACCGTGATGAGTTTTTAACTCCATTTGATCAAATTTTTGATGAATTTTTCAAAGCAAATGCCCCTAATTTTAGTCAAGATTTTGGCGCAGACTTTTTTGAAAAAGGTTCATATCCAAGAGTAGATGTCGTTGATTACAGTGATAAAGTAGTTATAGAAGCTGAAGTTCCAGGTTTAAGTAAACAAGATGTAAATGTTGAAGTGGAACAAAATGTACTTACTGTAAGTGGTGGTAAAAGTAAAAATGTTACAGATTCACAAGGTGGAAAATACATTAGAAGAGAATTAAAACGTTCTAGTTTCCGTAGATCATTTACTTTAGGAGATAATATTGAAAAAGATACAGTATCTGCTACATTTGAAAACGGTATTCTTTTAATTACATTAAATAAAGTAAAACCTGCTGTTCCGGAAGTAAGAAAAGTTACGATTAAATAATTAGTTATATATTTATTATATACCCTCTATTGTTATAAACGGTAGAGGGTTTTTTCTTTTTTGACTATATATACAATATGAAAACACAATTCACTTTTGAAAGAATCGTAGGCTTATCTTCGTTATTTATAGCGAGTTGTGCTGCATTTTTTAGTATAATTGGTATTGGTATGTTGTTTAGTGGATCTGCTATAGCATCAATGATTATGGCTAGTTCACTTGAAATTGGTAAATTAGTAGCTACTACATTTTTATATAGATACTGGAAAAGATCACAATTGTTGTTGAAAACCTATCTTATTTTAGCAGTTGTAGCATTGATGTTCATTACATCACTTGGTATTTTTGGTTATTTGACATCTGCATATCAACAATCTGCGATTGAAAATAAATTGAGTGAAGAAAAGATTGTTTATATACAAGATCAGAAAAAAATGTATAGTGATAAGATAAGTGATGCTAAGAAAAGAATAGAAAACATTACTAAATTAAGAGTAAGTCAAGAAAATAGATTAAATGAAAGTATAACCAATGTTATCATAAGTCGTAATCCAATTCAATTGGCACAAATACAACAATCTACAAAAGAATTTATTGATAAGAGTGAAAAAGATATAGATGTAGAAAATAATAAAATTCAATCTACCGTTGACGAGATACAAAAATTAGACAAACAAATATCAGACATCAAGATAAAAAGTGGTGGTCAAAAAGATTTACAAACATTTAAATTCGTAGCAGATGAATTTGGTGTGGATATTAATAAAGTAGTAAAGTGGTTTATTATTTGTCTTATATCAGTATTTGACCCACTTGCAATTTGTTTATTATTGGCTTATAATACAACATTAGGAGATGCAATTTATGTTAAACCTATTGTTAAAACAGAAGAAACTCCAGAAAAAGAACCAACTTTAGAAGAAATAGTTGAACAAGCAAAAGAAGAAGCTACACAAGAAGTTAAAGATGGACAGATAATAAAAGAAATTATCAGAGAAGTTCCTGTACATATTGAAAAAGAAGTGATTAGAGAAGTACCTGTTGAAAAAGAAGTAATAAAAGAAGTAGTAGTTGATAATAGTTATAAACCTAATCACTTTAGTTTTTAAATTAAAATTAATTAAATAGTAATAATTATTTGATTTTAGAAATTTTTACGATATATTTAATTATCAGTTTACTATTAAAATATTATGGATGAATTTGATATAAAAGAAGTATTGGATATTCTCAAAGAAGCAGAAAAAACCCAAGATTGGGATTTAGTGAATGAAGCAATATCATTTATGGAAGAATATCTTGATAATGGTGATGGTTCGGATTATGATTGATTTATGTTAACACTAATAATAATACTCACAGTAGTATTGACGGTTTCAATATGCGCAAACATTTATTTTTTTATTAAAATGAATGATTTATTGGATGTAATCGAAACAATGCAACAATGGAATGTTCAATACAAAAATTTGGTTGAAAATACATATCGTAAATTAAAAGAAATTGACGATAAACAAATTTTTGAAAAAGATGACGATGTTGGTTTTGTTTTTTCGGAGATAGTAAAATTGATTGAACTTGTCAAAGAAAAATCTAAATGAAAAAATCCAAGAAAAAAATAAAGGTTTTAAAAAAAAGAGATGTTAAGAAAAAAGTTGTAAAAAGTCTTAATAAAAAAATCTCAGTAAAGTCAACTAAACAAAAAAAGAAAATGGTTATAAACAAAGTTAAAAAACAGAAAAAAGTTATTCCTGTTAAAAAGGAAAAAAATATTAGGAAACAAACACCTAAAATTATCATTGAAGAACCTTATGTAGAACCAGAATCTCCTAAGAAGAAATCTACGGAAAAGATGTACTTTACTAAAGATACAGAAATGTATATTATTAAATACAATAGAGAAGAAGATCAAAATATTAGGAATCATATTTACGAAACTCATATTAAGAATGCATTTGAAAAGTTGGTAGAAAATGTATTCAACACATTCAAATTTACATATTTTGATAATAGTCCAATTGAAATTCAAAAAGAAACTGTTGCGCATTTAGTTTCTAACATGAATAAGTTTGAAGAAGGTAAAGGAAAAGCATTCAGTTATTTTAGTATAGTTGCTAAAAACTATCTCATTTTTCATAATAACGGTAATTATAAAAAATACAATCAACATGTAAACATTGCAGATACTCCAAGTGAATCTTCAGTGTGTTTACAGACAGTTGATCCACACCATAAGGATGTAGAAACCAATGAATTTCTTAAGTTGATGGTTGATTATTGGGAAAGAAATGTTGGTCGTATTTTTACTAAACAAAGAGATTTAAATATTGCTAATGCAGTAATAGAATTGTTTAGAAACTGTGATAGAATTGATGCATTTAATAAAAAAGCATTGTATCTCTATATTAGAGAAATTTCGTCATGTAAGACACAACAAATTACCAAAGTAATAAATAAAATGAAGAGTTACCAAAAAGTAATTGCTCAATCTTATTTAGATAGAGGTAAATTAAATTGATAGTGTAATTATTCAAATCCATATCTATTTATAGGTATGGATTTAGATTTTGAATTGTATAAAGGTAAGAAATATTCAAACTTACTTAAGGATGTAGTAATCAATTCTGAACAGAAAAAAGACCAAATTGATATTTTGGTATCTGATCTCAGAAGTATGATTAAAACACCAAATGATGCTATTGTCATCGTTCCTCTTATAAAAGATTACTTGGATGTAAGTGTGAGGAACGATGAACAATTAGTTAAATTAGCTGCAATAGTACAAAGATTGGTAAGTAACGATAATAAAGGTGCAGAAGAAGTAGGTGGATTATCAGAAGAAGAAAGACAACAATTAATGGCTGAAGTAGGAAAGATTACAGAAACGATGAATACACCAATTGAAATAAAGAAATAATATGCCATATTTTAATATAAAATCTTCTCCTATTAGTTTTGGACAGTTAAATAACATTGGTTTGTCGGTTGGAAATCAAACAACTACAACCTCTGCGAATGAATTTTATGAATTGGAACCAGCAATTGTGTTGGATGTAATTTTGGATGAAACACATCCCGAAATAGTAAATAAAAGACATTTGGTGGATATTAGAAATATACCAGCAAACTATAAAAATGAATTGCCTAATCAAAAAGATATAGATTACAGTTATATAGGTGCTTGTAGAGTAAGATTATGTTTTTCACAACAAGGATTGGAAAAAGAAAAGTTGTCATGGGCATTTCCAATGGAATCTACTGGTATAGTAGAATATCCATTATTAAATGAAGTAGTAATTGTTGTAAAGTATTTGGATAAATTATTTTATACGAGAAAATTAAATTTAAATGGATTTATTAATCAAGAATCTAATTTTCGACTTGAAAAATTTTATGGTAATAATGATGGAAATAAAGATTTAGTATCAGAAGACGGATTAAAAACCGAATCTGTCGAGGGTCCATTATCATTGAATTCATTTAAGAAAATTTCAAACAATCAAGTAAAAGGAGTACTTGGTTCATATTTCTTAGCAAATTCAAAAATTAGAAAATTGAGAAGATACGAAGGAGATACTGTTCTTGAAAGTCGTCATGGACAATCAATTCGTTTTTCCGCATATGATGATATAAGAGATAATGATAAAGGTTTTTATTCTGATTATAAAGGCGATCCCACTGTAAATAAATCAAATGAAGGTTGTGGTAACCCAATGGTTTTAATTAGAAATAGACAGAGAAAATTATCATTGGACAAACCTATATCTGATAGTTCAAAACTGCCGCCAATTCCTGCAATTATAGATTCGCAAAAAAATGTTGGTGGTTTAATTGATGAAGATATTAATCACGATGGTAGTTCTATTCACATTACATCTGGATTGACTAAATCTAAATGGAGAACAACTTGTTATAAATCTATATTTCAACAGGGAAAAGAAGAACAACCACTATTTTCACCAAAAGGTTCTACTGCATATAACTTTGATATAGAAAATTTAAAAGGCGATCAAATTGTAATTAATACAGATAGATTGATTCTAAGCAGTAGATTTGGTGAAACATTACACTTTTCAAAAGAAAGATATGGAATCGTAACTGATAGTGAATATACAGTTGATGCGCATGATCAAATTGTAATGACTACCAATAATAAAACAGTATTTAATAGTCCTGCAATTTATTTGGGACAATATGGTCAAACAAATGAACCAGTATTATTAGGACAAACTACAGTAGATTGGTTATATGATTTATGTAATTGGTTACTAAATCACGTTCATTGGTATAATCATACACATCCAAAAACTGGTAATGCAAATCCAAATAAAACTCAAGAATCGGTTCAAGATAAACAATTAAAGTTTTTAAGAGACAATCTTGACAAGTTAATGAGTAGAAGAGTATTCGTTACTGGTGGTGGTTATGCGCCAGGCGCAGATGGTATAATGCCAGAAGGATTTAAAAATGCAACTGCACCAGTATCTGTAAATATAGTATCAGGTCAAGGATTGCCGGGAACATTTAAAGGAAAAGTAAGACGAGAAGGTCCAGTAGAAATTCAATATGAAGAAATTTAATTATGATTAATAAATTAAAATCATTTGTTGACATTGATCCTGCTTTATCTGGTGCTCCAACCGAAGGATCTAATGGATTGAAGTTTGTTACTGCGTTAAAATCCGATGTTTCCAGTAAAGTAGGTGGATCAATAGATAAATTTGCATCAAAAACACAACTTTCGATTGGTGATACTGCCGGTAATTTTGTTGGTGGTGCTATTGGCGGAGTAAGTAATTTTACGAAAGATGTTTTGAGTGGAGTTGATACGGGCATTTTAGGAAATGCAGCATCTAAAGTTTATGATGTTGCAGGTAATGTAGTATCAAAAGTTGATAGTGTTACGGGGGGTGTTATAGGTAAAACAACTGATATTGCAGGTAACATTTTAAATAAAGCGGAAAATATTACAGGAGGAGTAACATCAAAAGTTGGTATGGTTTCTAATACAATTACGGAAAAGACGGATGGATTAGTAAATGTATCAGATTATAGTCCTTATAATTTTGATGCCAATAATTTAAAAGATAAAAGTATAGATCGTTTTACAGGAAAAGCGACAGACAAAGTTACATCAGTTATAGGATCAACTCCGTTAGATGTAGTTGGAAAAGTAGAAAGTAAATCAATAACAGTAAACGAAAAAGTAGGAAGTGTGATTAACACCGTGTTAGATAGTAGTGTTGGTGAAAAAGTAGGTGGTTATGTAGGATCAAAAGTTGGAGAATCGGTTGGTTCTAAATTGGGAACTGCTATTGGTGGATATTTACCTACAAATAAAATTGCAAATACTATAGGATCAAACTTAGGAAGTGTTGGTTCAAGTGTTGGTAAATATGTAGGGAAAACGACAGGAATTGAAACTCAATCTAAACTTAGACAAACAATAGGAAAACGTGTAAAAGTCGTAAAAATACCAAAGTTACCTGACCCAGCTTCAATAAATAACAAAATAAATAATACAATAGGTAATATTTAATGATAATTATATAGAGTATGAAAAGTAATGAATTAAAAGAACTAATTAGATCTGTGATTAAAGAAGAGTTGAATAAAACATTACCTACTTTAATTCCAAAAGTATTGACGGAAATATTGGCAGGCAATCAATCCAATGTAATTCAATCTAATGAACAGACAATTTTAACTAAAACTGTAGTAAAAGAATCGGTTCAAAAGCCAAAAGAAATTAAAAAGTATTCAAGTAACCCAATTTTAAATGATATTTTGAATCAAACAGTAGTTAAAATACCAAGTGAAGGTTCAATGGCTGGCCTTGATTCTTCATTTAAATCACAAACATTTGCTGGTATGCAAATGAATGAATCCGTAGAAACACCACAACCAGCTGCTCCTGTAACAGAAGAACAAGGTAAAGTGATGAATGTTCTTAATAGGGATTTTAGAAGTTTAATGAAAGCAGTAGATAAAAAGAAACAATCCGGAAGTGTAGGTTCTGGAATGGTATCAATGGGATAATATGAATCCAATAGGACTAACATTACCTCTTCAAATTGGTAAAAATGGATATTTTCAACAGAGTTATGATACATTAACTCAAGTAAAATCCAACATTACTAATTTTTTAAGAACCAAAAAAGGTGAACGTAGAATGAATCCAAACTTTGGTTCTGGATTGCAAGAGTATTTATTTGAACAAAATATAGAAGAATCTCTTGATATAATAAAACAGATTATAACGGACGAAGTTAAAAATTATGTACCAGGCGTAATAGTAAATAAAGTTGATATTAACATAGCAAATCAAGAAAAAAATAAACTTACAGATAGTTATATATTATATATAAAAATACAATTTACGATTAATAATCAAACGGATACACTTAGTTTGAGAATTAGTCAAAATAATATATAATTATGGCAGACATCATACAAAAGTCTTTTAATAGTTCCCGTAGAGAAATTAAGTATCTTAATAGAGACTTTTCTTCTTTTAAAACATCTTTAATTGAATATTCAAAAACATACTTTCCAAGAACATATAAAGATTTTAGTGAAGCATCTCCTGGTATGATGTTTATTGAAATGGCATCATATATTGGAGATGTTCTTTCATATTATACAGATTATCAATTTAAAGAAAGTTTAATGCCATTTGCAGAAGAAAGAAAAAATGTTCTCGCATTAGCAAATTATCTTGGTTACAAAACAAAACCAACTAAATCTTCTACTACAAATATTGATTTATATCAATTAATTCCATCTATTAAGGATTCGAATAATAATTATATTCCGGATAATAACTACGCTCTCAAAATAAGAGAGTATATGGAAGTTTCTAATGAAAGTGGAGTAAGTTTTATTACAACCGATCCTATTGATTTTTCTCTTGATAGCAAGTTTTCTCCCAGAGAAGTTACTGTTTATTCAAGAGACAATTATGGTGTACCACAATTTTTTTTATTAAAGAAATCTGCAAAAGTTATTGCAGGTAAGATTACAACCAAATCATTTACTGTTGGAGTTTCTGTGCCATTTTATAAAATATCATTGTCTGAACTTAATGTTGTAGACATAATTGATGTAAGAGATGGTGATAATAATAAATGGTATGAAGTTGATTATTTGGCACAAGATCTGATTTTTACTGAAACAGAAAATACTGATTTTACTAATAACACATATGTTCAATATTCATCTGAAGTTCCAAAATTAATTAAAAGTTTAAAAACATCAAGAAAGTTTGTTGTAAATGTTACTGCGAATAATGTAACATATCTTGAATTTGGTGCTGGTACAGATGCGACTTCTGATGAAGTAATTTATCCAAATTCCGAATTGGTTGGTGTAGGATTACAAAATATCAATAATTTGAATTTAAATTATGATACTAGTAAACTATTAAATTCCGAAACATTGGGTCAAGCGCCATCAAATACAGTGTTAACTGTACAATATTTGGTTGGGGGTGGATTGTTATCAAATTCACCATCGGATACAATCAAAAATATATCTTCAGTTACATATTTGAATGATACCACTGGTTTAACACCGTCACAAAATTCATTATTAACTACAGTTAAAAATTCATTAAGAATATCCAATCCTAATCCTGCGATTGGTGGACAAAATGAAGAAAGTGTAGAAGAAATAAGACAAAATGCTTTGGCTAATTTTGGTTCTCAAAATAGAACAGTTACTGTTGACGATTATGTTTCTAGAATATATTCAATACCACCAAGATTTGGTTCAATTGCAAAAGTAATGGTAATACCAAATTCAGATTTATCAATTTCTACAAATCAAACACTATTAAACGGATTTGTAAATAATGAAAATCAAACAACATTGATCAATAATAGTTTAGAAAATAACTTTAGAAAAGTAAATTTTGATGTTTCTAATCCATTTAGTTTAAATTTATATGTTTTGAGTTACAATTCAAATAAAAACTTGACACAAACAAATGAAGCATTAGTTTACAATATCAGACAATATTTACAAAAATACAAAATTATTTCGGATAGTGTTAATATTATTGATGGATATATCATTAATATAGGAATAGATTTTAAGATAGTAGTATATAATAATTTCAATAAAAAAGAAGTTTTGGACCAATGTCTTCAAAAAGCAAAAGATTTCTTTAATATTGACAAATGGTATTTTAATCAACCAATTAATACTAATCAATTTGAATTAGAATTAGCTAAAGTTGAAGGCGTACAGTCAATTGCGGAAGTAAAATTTAAAAATCTTACTCAAAATGATGGGGATTATTCTCCACATGAATACAACTTATCAGAAGCAACGCATAATAAGATTATATATCCATCATTAGATCCATCGGTATTTGAAGTCAAATATCCAGATAATGATATTAGAGGTGCAGTAATTTAATAAATTTATCATTAAAAGTCTTATAAATTTCATACTTATATTTATATAATAGAGTATGCACACATTTATATTTCCAAAACAAGACACATTCATAACTAACGAAACTGGTTATGCCGATAAAAATTTTGGAATTGACGAAATTTTAGAATTAAAAGCACAAAATCAATTAGTAACCAATGTAACTTTTTACAGTTCTGCAAGTCTTTCTGGTAGTTATTCTACATTTGATGTATTAAACTATTCAGGAAATATTTCTGGAAGTTATCTATCAGGTTCTACGGAATCATCAAATATATACATTAGTGGATCATCTCAATTTACTTCAACAAATTATAATGGATATGTATCAGGAACATATGGTGCCGGAATTCCGATTACATCGAGTTTAACTAATTATAACGGTTCAATTACTGGTAGTATAAGTGGTAGTATAATAGGATCTTTTACTGGTTCAATTTTTGCTGCTAGTGGATCGTTAGTTAACTTTTATGGGTGTATAAATGGAACTTTACAAGGAACACAGAGTGTTTACAATCCTACTACAACGTTTACTAACGATCCAGAATTTAGTAGAATTTTGATTCAATTTGATTTGACATCAATTTCAAGTTCTCTTTTGACTGGAGATATAAATAATGGATCTAAATTTTTCTTAAAATTAAAGGCATCTTCTACAAGCGAAGTACCGTTAGATTATAAGGTTTATGCATATCCAATCAGTAAAAGTTGGGATATGGGTATAGGAAGATATGACACTGAAGGACTAGGTAGTTTTGGTGCTAGTTGGTATTATAATACTACACAAAATACTTCTAGTTTGTGGTATTCACCTACGTCATCTACAGAAACTTATGATTTCAGTGATTATCTTTTAACATCAAGTTTAGGATCTGCATCATTCCAAAATGGAGGAGCTACATGGTTGTATAATGTACCATCAACTTATTTACAACCAACTTCCAGTACATCTTCATCATTTTATAATATTTCTAGTGGATCAAAGTATATATCATCATTTTGTTCATCTTCATTGAGCGGTAGTTCATTAATATGTTCACAATCATATTCTTATAGTACATCCGATATTTACATGGATGTTACTTCAATTGTTAAAGGTTGGATTTGTGGATGTGTTCCTAACAATGGATTTATTTTAATAAGTTCACTTGAATTAATTCAATCAAATGATGTTAATTCTAGTATAAGATTCTTCAGTAAAGAAACTAATACTATTTATCAACCATATTTAGATGTTCAATGGGATGACAGCACATATTCTACAGGTAGTTTAATACCATTAACAGGATTTAATCCATATACAGTAGTTATTAAGAATGTGGGTAGAGAATACAAATTTGGAAGTGTACCTCGTATAAACATATTTGCGAGAGAAAAATCACCATTAAAGAATTTTGTTAAAGGATATCAACAAAGTCAATATTTAAGTTCAAGTTTATTACCTTCTGATTCTTATTATGCGATTAAAGACAATGAAAGTGAAAATTTTGTAATTGATTTTGATGATTATACAAAATTAAGTTGTGATGGTGCAATTCATTATTTCAGACTAGATACAACTGGTTTACCTGTTGAAAGATATTATAGAATTTTAATAAAAACAGAAATTAACGGTGAAATCGTAATATTTGATAACGGAAACATATTTAAAGTATCAAGATGAGTATAAAATCACAAATCAATGACTTTTTATTAACAGGCCAATTCACTAATAACATTGATGAATTTGGTAATGTAAATTTATATATTAGTTCAAGTGAAGCAAATGAACAATATATTGCATTTGAATTGATAAATTTTAATTATAAAAAAGATGAAATTGAAAATTTATATGATGTAGGTATTACTGAAATACAAACAGAACCTATAATTCAAAAACAAGTATTTGATCAAACTTTCTTAACTGAATATAATAAAGTATTATATGAAAATCAAGACTTGAAAGAAAAATTAAATCAATTGGTTGACGAAGTACAGTCCGATTCATCCAAGTCGCAATTAAGTGCAGCAAGAGATTTAATCATAGAATTAAGAATTAAATTAAAGCAAGGAAATAAACCTGAAGATTTTTCTAACGAATTTCCTTTTAATTTAAAATCTGAAAATGAATAATTTATGGCATTTCCATTTCCAACAATATCATCTAACAGTGGATCATTAAATAGTGGTTCTTACTTTTTACAAAATGATTTGGATACATTTAACGATGTACCATTTCAAGAATACTATTTTGGTAATTCGGAACAAGATATTATTGAATTTAGTGTGTATGACATCGAAGGTAATATTAACGTATGGAAATATTTACCTGTTTCTGTCACATATACCGTATTAAATAAAACTTATAAAGACGTTGATAATAATACTTTAAATTACAGTTATAAACAATACAATAGCAGTTATACGATTGCATTTAATAAAAATATATTATTAAGTACACTTCAAGATTTTTCCGGTTCAAATATTAATTCAGGTAACCATGTTGCAAGCTATAATTTCATTAGAAATGTCGCCGGTAATCCTGATTATCAACTTTATATTAAAGAAATTTCACCAAGTAGAAGAGAAGTAAAATTAACACCTTCATTTAAATTAGATTTAACAAAAGAAGAAAACATACTTGTAAATCTTCAATATCAAGCATTTGCTAGAAAAGCAGTATTAGTCAGAGACACCATTCCACTGTTCAATTACTTTTTAGATTCATATCAAATCTATAAAAATAGTGATACATTAATTAACAACAATAAAGCAATTTTTACACTATTAAGAACTAATTTTGGATTCAAATCAGATGCAGATATACTTGCATTTTTAGACGATACATATAATGGTTTTAATCGTCCATTTGTTAATTCTCAAAACGGACAATTGATAGAAAATAGTTTTGAAGGTGTTAAAAATTATATTAAAGATTGGTTGTATACATATTACAAGTCAATTTATTCATTTGAACAGATTAAAACACAATTTAAATATATTGTTCAAAAGTCAATATCAATTAGATTGAGTCAACTAAATTCATATTATACAAGTAATATTGAATTGACAACACAAGTTGAAAATTTCATCAATGATTTGTTTTTCACAAATTTTATATCAAATGTTGTTGATACAGTTCAAGTTTATCACGATAAAAAATTGTATGCATATTTGAAGAATGCATTGAATTTTGGCAATGATACATTTTATACAATATTAAATTATACATTCGTAGAAGAAGATGGTAATACAAATATTATTGTAAAATTGTTCAATGAATTACCATTAGATGTTTCATTAAGAGACAGATGTTGGATTTCAAATATATCATTGATACCAACAATTCAAAAATTTGTAATTAATGTTCCAGTTGTTAAAAGAAGTTTTAAAATATCTGGACCAAATTTTAAAGTGCCTATTGATTCTTATAAGAGTTCACCTGTAAATTATCAAAATTCTAATGATTTAAAGTTAGATAATACTACAAAGAATGATGTAGAATTTTATAAGAAATTAAACAATCTTAACGTAGATTATTCAAATTTTTCTAACTTTATAGTATTCAGTTCTGCAGAATTAAGAACTAAGTTATTTTTAAATAAAGTAACATCGATTAATCAACTTAATACATCAATTAATTCTATATTGACTACATTATCTGCTTCTGCTGCAAATAGTGCGTCATCATATACATTATTAACTTCCTATCCATTCATTAGCGCATCATATGCAGAAGAAGTAAATGGATATCAATCACAATTAAATACAATTTTCAATTCATTTGACGGATATGATTCATATTTGTATCAAAATATCAGTTTAGTAAGTGGTAGTACAACATCATTTGTCAATGGTGCATATGTACAAAATTACAACTATCCAGATTATATTGAAAATGCTATTGAATTTGATAAAAATAATAGAGATAGTCTTGTAAATAATACACCAGAATATATTTTATTGGATGATAATAATACCGATTATTTGATATTCTTGTCAATGATTGGACATCATTTTGATAACATTTACTTGTATATTAAGAATTTTCCAACACAACAATATGTTCAAAATAATCTATCATCAAGTTATGTAAGTACCGTTGCCAATACTTTATTACAACAATTTGGATGGAATCCAATTAGTTCATTTGATAATTCATCTATTGAAGCTAATTATTTGACGGGTTCAAATGCTTATTCCGATTATGATAAATTAAAGATAATTTGGAATAGAATTCTAAAGACACTTCCATTGATTTACAAGACTAAGGGAACAGAAGAATGTATTAGAACAATATCTAACATTTATGGAATTCCTCGTAGTTTATTAAATGTTAAAGAATATGGTGGTAATAAGATTTCTGATGAAGATAATTCATCCTACACATATCAAAGTAAATATTACTTTACAAAATATACCAGAAATGGTGATGCAATAATAATACCTGTATTTGGCACATCAAGTTATGTCAATTCAATAGAATTTAAATTTAGAATTGATTCGGATTATATCTATCCACAAAATACCAAAGTTTATTTGTTAAAAACAACTAATTGGGATGTATCAATCAAAAAGGAAGTTAAAGATACATTTGGAAAATTAAAATTTGATATGTCTCCATCTGGAGCACCAACTGACTATCTTGAAACAGATTCATTGCCATTGTTTAATGGAAATGTATTCAATGTATTAATTAAACAAATCAATTTATCTGCAAGTTATGATTCGGGATCTGGCGGCCAATTACCATATCAATATTCATTAAGAGTTACATCTGTTGACAATGATGAAATTGTATTTGATGATAATAAATCAATTATTAGTGGTACCGAAGGAATCAATGAATCATTCAATAGTTTCGGTTTGCTTTATGTAGGAAACTATACGGGTGGTGGAAATTTATTCCAAGGAAATATAGACAAAATAAATCTATGGAAACATGAATTAGACGATGAATCTTTTATAGAACATTGTAAGAATTTTGATTCTTATAGAACAAATAATGACAGTACGACATATGATAATTTGTATTTTAGATACAGTTATGATTATCCAGTTAATATGTACACTAGTTCATTCTTTGTTGTAAGAAATGCAAATAAATTATATTCACAATATAGTGCTTCTGCATATAACTTTGCACAAAATACAACTACACAATCAAATTGTTTAACCGTATCTGCATCTTTGTATCCATATCAATTTGATGAAATTGAAATCAATCAAAACATTAAATTGGGACAATATGGACCTAATAAATTCAAGAATGTAAAGATTAATAAAGCAACACAAAATGTTGAAGCTAGATTGATGCCTAATGAAACCAGTGTTGTAAATAATTTAGTAACCACCGATTCAAATTTATTAGCTGTATATATTTCTCCGTTTAAAGTAAGAGACGATGACATTTTAAATTTCTTGGGTGAATATGATATTATGGATTTAATCGGAAATCCATCCAATATTTTCGTTGACAATTATGAAAGTTTACAAACACTAAGAAACAATTATAACAAATATAATTTATCCGAACAAGTCTTATATCAAGAGTTCATGACTCTATATAAGAATTATTTTGACGGATCTTTCTTTGAAACAGTTACACAATTGCTTCCAGCAAGAAGTAAAGTAATTGACGGTATATTGATTGAACCAAGTCTATTGGAAAGAAATAAATATCAAAACCGACCAATAGATAGTGCTATTGCTTACGATTTAAGTAGTTCATATCAACCACTTAGAAATTTTTCTGCTTCTTTTGAAAGAAATTATAAAAGCACAAGTCAAGTTAATTTAAGTAAAAATGGACTAAACTTTCCATTAACATCTTCTACGTATGGTTCATTGACATCATCAATGCATCCATCATCATATACATCTAATAACTTCACAACATTCCAGTTCTCTAGTTTGAATTATGATAAGAGATTAAGCACATTTTCTGTTAGTGGATCGTTTTTTGATAAATTTGAAAGTAATTATATTTACAGAAATAATAAGAATGTATATTTGTTTGGTATCGATCCAAATACCAGTTTAGAAAATTCTAGCAGTAAATTTGTAAATATATATTCTTATGTAAATGTCAATTCCGCATCTTTATTTGCTACATATGACAATAATTCTTCTATTTTTGATACCGAATCATATCCTATAGGACATTATTCGATGAAAAGAAGAATTTCAAGATTTTCAACAAATCAATATTTCGTCAATTCACCAACAGGCTCATTTTATAAAAAATCTAGCCAAACTATATATACGACTGTAGATGATGAAGGAAATAGTGATAATTCATCACCAATTGAAAGAACTCAAATAAATTTACAAGTTTCTGAAAATTCATTGATTAGTTCATAAGAAAAATTTAATGAATAATATTTATTGATAAATATACTTATATTATATGGCATATCTAGATAACAAAACTATAACAGTTGATGCGATTTTAACCCAAAAAGGTAGACAATTGTTGGCAAAGAATGGTTCTTTGAACATTACATCATTTGCTCTTGCGGATGATGAAATTGACTATAACTTATACAATTCAACACATCCACTAGGCAGTGCTTTTTATGATATTGCTATAAGAAATACACCAGTATTGGAACCATTTAGTGATGAAACACAAGTAATGAAGTACAAGTTGGTAACATTGCCATCTGGAGTAACCGCAATTCCAGTAATTTCTATCGCACAAACAAGTATTATAACCAATAGATTGAATACTAGTGAATTTATAATTTCTCCAAGTACCAATCCAACATATAATACAACACTAGGATATACTGCTATATTGGGTAATAAGAATGCCGGAACATTATTAGTAACAGAAACAAATAGTATTAATTCTACAAGTGCTACTGTTCCAAGTTTTGCTGGTGATGCAGTTACTGCTGCTTCTCAAGTAGTAGTTGGTAATAAGTTTAAATTTGTACCAAATAACGCTTTGATATCTACCATAACTACAACATTGACTATCATTGGTAATGAAAGCGGTGGTAGTTTAACAATTCCAGTTACCATAACAGTTTAACCGCTTAATAAAATATGATTTTTAAAAACTTTGAATCTACAGACATAGTAGCAGGAAGAATCAATACAGTTTCTTCTGGATTTTGGGTTGACGGCAATTATGCAGTAACACAATCAACTTTTACAACATCATCCACTCAAGTGGTATTAACTGGTTCAAACCAATATGATGTTCAAAATGGATTGTATTATTACAATGTATATTACCAAAACCAACCACATTTTTCAATAACATATGGTGATTATTATGGTTCTGGTTCATCTATTACCGATGCAACATCATTATATATTCGTCCAACACAAGCAATTTACAATCAATATAAGAATGTATTGTTGACACCGGACGATACATTTTTTAATTTTAAATCAGGTAATTACACTGTAGCTACAGCCACCGATTCAACTACATCTGTTACAGGATCTGGTATAGTAGTATTGAATTTCTCCGCTGATAAATATAAAGATCGTGTAGATGAAGGACAAATTGAATTTAGTATTAGTGGTGCCAATGGTCAATTTACATTTATCGATGATTCTTCTGTAGTTAAGAAACAATTTGACGTTTATAATATCATTAGCGGTAGTGTAAATGACGGTGTTCCATCTGCATATTCAAGTGGTGGAGTAATTACATATAATTCCATTGGATTATTTTATCCAAAAACAGGTACAGTTGTATTAAATGCAGGTGCAATTAGTTCTTCTGTTGGTGTATCTTTGACTGGATCATTCGCAAGTGTTGCTGATCAAACCAATACATACGCATTGAATCAAAGAACTATGTTCCAAGCAATTACTAAATGCACAACAAAGACATTTAAAGTAAGAAAATCCGAATATTTACCATCTGCTCAATATTTCGTAAGAGTAAAGAATCAAGATTTTAATTATACAAACAATCCAACATTTATTGCAAATGGTACTACTGATAGTTTAAATGGTACAGTATTAGCAAGAGGTGCGATCAAGATTAGTGATTTCGTAAATAATCCTACGACTTATATTACTACTGTTGGTTTATATGATAGTGATAATGAACTTGTAGCAGTTGCAAAATTGAGTCAACCAACACAAAAAACTTTTGATAGTGAATTGTTGATTAGAGTAAGACTTGATTTTTAAACTAATGGATACATGATTAAAAGTCTAAATAGAGATGATGTCCAAGTTACCCCATTTGTTGCTAAGAAACTCTGGAATCCTACAAATATTGAAGCTACGGATTTGATATTATGGATGTCTGGATCATTAAGTGGATCGATATCTCATATTTATATTGATTATGGTGACGGTACAAGTTTGCCTACAACAAATAGTTATTGTAATTTAGCGTTACAACAACAAAGTGATGATTTTGTTCAATATCATCGTGGTTTAAACATTACAGGCACATTTTTCCCGGTAGGAAATCAATATTATAATTCGGCATCCAATCCAACTAATACTGATGGTACTTATATGCGAATGGTATATAATACCAATAAACAATTATTTTACAACACATATAATAATCCAACTCAATTATGGGGTGTAGAAAATTTCAATTTGGATACTACATATAGACTCTTGACAGATGTAATGGATGTATTCACAATTCCAACAATTAATTTCGGAGAAAAAATTTCTCCATATAGTGTAACAATAATTGACGATCAAGATGATGCCAATTATGTAATTGTAGATGATGGAAATGAAAATTTAATACTTAGTGGAAGTTATTTTTCTACTTATCAAGAAATAGAATTCACTGATATATGACCGATCCAATTTATAAATTAAAAACAGGATATTCAATTGCTGCTGACGGTGATTATGTAGCAGTTGGAAATCCTACATCTTTTTTATCCGGATCATTCGTATTAAATAATAAAGGATCGGTTGAAGTATTTAAATATTCTAAAACAACAGATGTATACGATCCCAATTTTATATTTTATAAATACATAAATCCGGATGATTTTCCAGGATATTTGTCTGCGGATACCAGTAGTGTAGACACTACATATATTAATGCAGATACATCATCTGTTCCTATTTTAGGATTGAACATAGAAATTGATTTAGGTGGATGGAATCCTGTTATTTATGATGATTCTTATGGCTTATCTGTAGATGTATCCGGATCAATAGTAGTAATTGGAAATCCATATTATAGATTTTCATTGATTAACGGTTCTATAGTTTATACAGGTTCTTGTGTTGATATATACGATTTATCTGATTATTCAAGTAGTTATGTATCTGGAACGGTTTATTATCCAAAATATAGTATTACAAATTCATTTGACAATCTAGAATATTCTACATTTGGTGAATCGGTTTCAATTTTTGAAAACAAATTAGTAGTTGGATCAAGTAAAAATAATGCGGCTTATATATATACACAATCTCTTGGTGTATGGAACCATTATCAAACATTATCTCCTGGTGGATTACCTGCGGATTATTATTATGGTAGTGTAGTTAAGATTGATCCGAGTGGATCAAATAGAATAGTAGTTGGTAATAAATCAACAGGCAGTGCAGTTTTTGTATACGAATTAAATACATCTACAAATCAATGGGTGGAAAATGATAGATTGGATCAAGACAGAAATATTACCGGTTCATTAAATTTCATTGATACCAAACCATATTTTCCTGGCAGTCAACCAAGCGGAAGTAATTATGGTAATTCGGTATCAATCTATGGAGATACAATTATGGTAGGTTCTCCAAATGACATGTATTATTATGAATGGAGTGGTTCTACAGTTCTACGAAATAGAGGTGCAGTTTATTTTTGGAAAAAGTGTTCGGATGCAACTGATTGGTTTTTATTAGAAAAATCATTTGGAGATGATAATATTTTAGAATCAAATAATTTAGGATATTCCGTTGACATTTACAAAGGCAATGCGATTGCTACCAGTACAAAAGATATTAGTCAATTTAGTTCTAGTTATATTAAAAATACAATTAATAAAAGATTTGATTGCAACCCAAATGACAATGTAATTGATACTTTAGGACAAATTGTTTACTATACATCATCACTATCTACTTCACTATGGGAAGTAAAATCTGTAGTTACTAAAAAGAAAAAATATGGTTATCCATACACAACATTTGGATATAGTACTGCAATTACAGATAATATAATATCAATTGGTTCCCCATTATTCTTGGTAAACCCAAATGAAATGACATCTTCCGTATATGATACCATAAATGGTTATTCATATATTTATAATTTTAATGATCTAGTCACCAATTATCATATTGGAAATGTATTTTATAGAGATGGTAAGATTATTTTGTCAAATAGTGGTTCTATTTTTGATAATTTATTAAAAGATCGTTCTAATCCATTACAATCTAAATATGACATTGAATATAAGAGCAATGTTAAACTATATGAAAAACAAGTATTATGTAGAATTGAATCTGGAGAATTTAACTATAGTACAAATCCTACATCATTAGTTCCAAATACATTTGATTTTGATATTGATGGTAATAAATATTTTGATTTTACCGACCTAGATTTGATATTAAAATATATTAACTATCAAGTAAATGGTTCATATAATTGGTGGGATTATATGACATTTACAAATGAAGAACAATCACTATTTAATCTTTATTCTGTAGAATATAACATTTCATCTAGTTATACAACCAATTATACTTCATTATTGTCATCAAACTATTATGATTTTGATATTGATGGTAATAATAAAGTTAATTTGAATGATATGTACATACTGTGGAAGTATTTCAATGATAATTTGAATCAAACCGATATATTCAAGTATATAGAACCGAAGTCTATTAGAAAAACTGTACAAGAAATTGTAAGTTATATTGAACAAAAAACTGGTAAATTTGGTGGTAAGAGTATAAAAGAAGAATTTTTTGGATTTAATTATAGTTCTTCAATTGACCCAACTGGTTCTTATTTAGCTCCATATATAACAACAGTAGGGCTTTATAGTGGTGCAGATTTGGTTGCGGTTGCTAAATTGGGTATGCCAATTAAAAATACTGGTGAATTACCACTAAATATTTTTGTAAAATGGGATATTTAAACATATTTATAAAAAGAAAGTATAATATATGCCAACACCAGTAAACAGAGAATCTTTAAACAAGAGTCTAGAACAAAGATATCAATCTCAAAGTTCAGGAGGTGCATTTAATGCTAAAGATATCAATACCAAACCAGATTCTATAACAACTGGTCCAAATCCTTCTGCAAAGGGTCAACAATTTACAATTGATAAAGGTGGATTTAGAGTAAAACAACCAATTGGATTGTCAGATTTAGCGGATGTTCCAGATAGAAAAAATAGTACATCTAAAGAATTATCATCATTGGTAAAGGGTTTTAATAATAAAAAATATAAAGGATAATAACATATACTATATATTAGTATATGGTTATATTAGGTTTAGATTCATCCACATCAGTTACAGGTTGGGCATTTAGTAAAGACGGAAAAGTCTTAGATGCCGGTTATATTGATACCAAAAAATTTGAAACAACAAAAGAGAAAACTTTTTTTGTTATATCCGAATTGGAAAAGAATCTGTTAATTAAAGATGTTACCGTCATTAATTTAGAAGCCGCTTTAAGTGGATTTGCTGGTGGATTCACATCACAACAAGTTATAATTACATTGGCTCGTCATAACGCAGTCTTTGCTTATATTATTGAAGAACACTTTAAAGTCAAGGTAAATCTGTTATCGGTTAATACTATGCGTAAACAATTATTTGGTAAGTGTAGAATTAAAGGCGTTAAATCAAAAGAATTTGTCAAATCTGAATTGGAATCAATTTGTCCTGATGTAGTTAAATTTACTGTTCTTAACAAAAAGGGTAATTGGGACGAACGAAATGGTGATATGTATGATGCAATCGTCGCATCTCTTTTCAAATAAATTCAATCTTTATTATTTGTAAATGATATATATGATGGTATAGGATTCATATATGGACAATTTTTATGTATATCATTTAATAAATTCACATAATAATCTTCCATTTTATATAGGAAAAGGAATAAAAAACAGAATGTATCATCATGAAAAAATGGTGATGAATAATAAAATACCAAATAATAACAAATTATTATTTTACAAAATTAAAAAAATTATAGATTTAAACGGACATATAATTTATAAAAAAATTAAAGAAAATATTTCAGAGTCTTCTGCTCTTCTATTAGAAATAGAAGAAATAAAAACATATGGAAGAATAGTTGATAAATCTGGAATTTTATGCAATTTGACTGAAGGTGGCGAAGGTATGTCTGGATTTAAACATAAGATTGAATCTAAAAAAATAATTTCAGATGCATTATTGAAAAAATATAAAGATGAAAAATTTATTAAAAAATATTGGGATGGACGAGAAAAAGTGAATTGGAATGAAGTAAGAAAAAAACAATCTATTACATTAAAAGAAAAATTTAAAAATGATATTAATTTTTTAGAAAATCATAGAATTCGTATTAAAAAGTCAAATTCATCAGAAAAAGTAAAAAAGAAACATTCAATATCTAGATTAGATTTTTATAATAAAAATCCAAATCATAAAAAAATACTATCAAAGATACAAAAAAAATTATGGGAGGATGGGAAATATAATAATTCTAAAACATGGAAGTTTATCAATCCAAACGGAGAAGTCATTGAATTTAATAATTTACAAGAATTTTGTAAAAAAAATAATTTACAACAAAGTAATATGGTTGCGGTTAATCAAGGAAAAAGAATACAACATAAAGGTTGGAAAAAATATATTCAATGAACCGCAACAAAATAATAGAGTTAGCAAAAAAGATAAAAGCATTAGCCGAAAAGGGTAAGGGCGGAGAAAGAAATGCGGCTAAAGAAAAGTTAGAACGGATATGTCAAAAATATAATATATCCAAAAGTGAATTATCTACATCGGAAGAAGCTAAAAATTATTACATTGTAATAAATGATTCAAATGAAAGAGAATTGCTTATTAATGTATGTTGTATGATATTGGATGTTCCTGGATTCAAATGGAAAGAAAAAAATAATTGTATTTGTATTCATATTACTCAACCAGAATATGAAAATATTAATAGTGCATTTGAATATTATAGAGACATGTACAATGACTATAAAAGATATTTGATGCAAGGAATAATTTCTAGACATGCAATTGGATATATCCCAAAACATCAAACATATACTCAAGAAAATATTCAACAAGATATTCCACCCACTCCATCCGAAGATATTAAAGACGAAGAAAAAGAACAAAAAACCGAAGGAAATGATGATGAAACATCAAGTGAAAGTAAAAATTCCGAAGATAAATCTGAAGATGTTGAAAAAGAAAAACCGATTGATCCAATCAAGTTGATGAAAATTGCAGTT